ATACTTGCAAATAAGTTAGATACAGCTACAGAAATGGCTAACAAAATTAAGAACTTCTTAAGGCAGTGGCCAGATTGGATTCATGTGGGGTTCGATAAAGATAAGAACTCACAAAGACATTATAGATTAACTAACGGGTCCGAGGTAAAAGCGGTGGCAACATCTGTGGATGCACTAAGAGGGTATACACCCACAATACTAATATTTGATGAAGCAGCATATATAGAAGCTGGTGCTGATTTATGGGCGGCATGTATGGCATCACTGTCCACAGGTGGACAAGTTATTGTAATCTCCACACCAAACGGGTTCGACAGAATTTATTATGAAATATACGACCAAAGTATTAGGGGATTAAACGAATTTAAAATAAGTAGATTAAAATGGTTTAATGACCCAAGATTTACTAAAGAATTAAAGTGGATAAAGATAGAGAAGGACATTACACATTATTTCTTAAATAGAGACGAATATCTAGATGTTGAGATTTTAGAAAATGTTCCTGTTGATGAGTATAGTAGGTTGGAATCTGAAGGGTATACTCCATATTCTGATTGGTATGAACAAATGTGTAAGAAACTTAAGTTTGACAGACGTAAGATTTCACAGGAATTGGGGTGTGCATTTTTAGGTTCTGGAGATAACGTAATACCTTCCGACACAATAGCGACAATAGAAAAAGAAGTGAGGGAACCAGTTGAAAAATGGGTAGGTAATGAATTATGGGTATGGAAAGAGCCTGTTGAGGGACATAAATACATTATGGGTATTGACGTATCTCGTGGTGATAGTGAAGATTCTACTGGTTTTACAATTATGGATTTTGATGAAAGAGAGCAGGTCTTGGAATATCTTGGAAAGGTCCCGCCAGACATTGCAGCGGAATTAGCGATTAAGTGGGCTGAAAAATATAATTGTTTTATTGTTGTAGATATTACCGGAGGTATGGGTGTTTCTACCTCAAGAAAACTTTTAGAATTAGGTCATAAAGATTTTTACTATGACGGCGTTAAAAGTGAAGAGACCTGGAGGTACACACCCCAAGCAACAGAAAAAACACCAGGAATTAATTTTAACAATAAAAGAGCACAAATAGTTCAAGCGTTAGAAGAACAATTAAGAACAGGATTTAAAGTACGTTCTAGTAGATTAATTAATGAGTTAAAAACATTTGTTTATATAAATGGAAGACCAGACCACATGAGAGGACACCATGACGATTTAATTATGGCAATAGCAATGGCATTATATGTAGCACAAAATTCTTTCGCAAACCTAAGAAAAAACGTAAATCAAGCTAAGGCAATGTTAGATAGTTGGATTGTGAGAGACGGTGAAGGTGGTAATAGTGAGGATAAACCTTTAATGGAACCCGCACATCTAAGACATCAACCACGAAATTCATTATCTGGAGACCCACAAAAAGATGCGAAGGACTATTTATGGTTATTCAGCGGACTAAAATAATATAAAAAAGTTATATGGCATTACCAGGATATCCAAGTAGAAAAAGATGGGGGTCACACCCACCAGGTCGAAGAAACAAGTCGGGTAAATTACTTAGACGAGCTTTGTACCAAACAGTCTATGCCTGGACACCTTTTGAACCTGATTTATATGATAAATCACCAAATAGAATATTTGAAAGAAAAGCTATACCTGATAAAGAATGTTGTGTACTTTTAACTAACAACTGCGACTCAATTTACCCATCATCAGCTATACCTATCACTGTTGACGAGTGTGTAACTTATGTAGATGGTGGAACAATAATAGACAAAGACTCTTGTTTAGTTACACCTGTAGGTGGAGCGTATGTAGAGTGTGATTATGTTGTTTAGTAGTTTACAAAATAATATTAATTATTAGATTTAAATAGTATGGCAGAAAAATTAACAATATATCAAAGACTAGGAACTTTATTTGGTGGTGTAGGAGGTGACTCAAACAGACCAGACACTCCAACCTATAATTTTAATTCACAAGAATTATTAAGGACTAGTAACAAACAAGAGTTTGATACCGCAAAATTACAGGCACAACAAACAAACTACCTAACCAATCAATGGAAGAAAGTAGAATCCCAGTTATATTCTCAAGCGGTTTATTATGAACCTACAAGATTAGCTGCGTATTACGACTACGAATCTATGGAATTTACTCCAGAAATTTCAGCAGCCTTAGACATTTATTCTGAAGAAGGGACTACTCTTTCCGAAAAAGGACACATGTTAACTATATATTCTGAGTCTAATAGGATAAAGAGTATTCTAGCTGACCTATTCAATAACATTATGGATATACAAACTAATCTACCTATGTGGGTTAGAAATACGTGTAAATACGGTGATAATTTTGTTTATCTTAAAATAGACCCTAAAAGAGGAATTGTGGGCGTAAATCAATTACCTAATATTGAGGTTGACCGTGTAGAGAGAGGAATGGATTTAAATACTGCCAATAAAGAGGATGATGACTCAGCTGTTAAATTTACATGGAAAAATAAAGACATGGAATTTAATACTTGGGAGATAGCACACTTTAGACTTTTATCTGATGATAGAAGATTACCATATGGAACATCCCAACTAGAAAAATGTAGACGTATCTGGAAACAATTGTTATTGTCAGAAGATGCGATGTTAATATATAGAACTTCCAGAGCACCAGAAAGAAGAGTATTTAAAGTTTATGTGGGTAACATGGACGATAAGGATGTGGAAGCTTACGTACAGAGAATTGCAAATAACTTTAAGAGAGACCAAATAGTGGATAACAATACAGGTAATGTAGATTTACGATATAATCAAATGGCTGTGGACCAAGATTACTTTATACCAGTTAGAGACCCTAACGCTCCAAATCCGATAGATACATTACCGGGAGCTCAAAATCTTAGTGAAATTGCAGATATTGAATACATACAAAAGAAACTATTTGCAGCATTAAGAATACCAAAAGCCTTTTTAGGTTTTGAGGATACCGTAGGTGAGGGTAAAAATCTAGCTCTTCAAGATATTAGATTTGCAAGAACTATAAATAGAATTCAAAAATCTATGATTCAGGAATTAAATAAGATTGCTATTATTCATTTATACGTTCTTGGATTTGAAGACGAATTAGGTAACTTTACATTAGGATTGACAAACCCATCGACACAATCAGAACTATTAAAGATTGAGCAATGGAAAGAAAAAATAACATTATATAGAGATGCTACCACAGATGCGGGTAGTGGTATTTTACCAGTTTCTTCTACATGGGCTAAAAAGAATATTTTAGGATTTTCAGATGAAGAAATAAAATTAGACCTACAACAACAACGTATGGAAAAAGCAATTGGTGAGGAATTAAATCAGACAGCTACTATAATTAAGAAAACTGGAATATTCACTAATATTGATAAGTTATATGGGGAGGAAGAAGCCTTATCAGGTGATGAAACACCGGAAGACCAAGCTGATGACGCTGGAGGAGAAATTTCATTACCTCCTACTGATATTGGTGGTGGTGACACGGAAGCACCTACTGGTGACGCTGGAGACTTAGAATTGTCATCTATAGGTGAATCTAAATTACCTTTAATTTTAGAAAAATTAGCCAACAACAATACAGTCATGTTAGGTAGAGGAAATAAAGAACTTAAGGAGGTTACCGAAAAATTAGATAGTTTATTAAAAGACTAGATATTTATTGTTAAAATAACAATATGTTCGGAAAATACAAACACTCAATCACAAACACTCTGGTAAACAACTACGCTAAAAAGGAAAACTTTAAAAAAACCTTTCATGGTGTTATGTCACAGTTAAAAGAAAATAAAGAATCAAGAGAATTTTTTGTACTATACGGTGAAATAGAAAATAAAAAATTTAACGATAAAAAATTAGCTGAATCTTATCTAGATGAAGTAATTAAAACTTTAAAAAACAAGAAGAGTAAATTAGTAATACCTAATAACATCAATAATAAACTTATTGAAAATAAAATATATTCTAAACTAGACAGTTTAATTTTTAATGAGTCGGTTAAGTCTATAGAAAAGAACTTACTTAATAGACGTGAGTTGTTGGAACATTTAACTAGGCCGGGAACAAAAGAGAAAACCAATAAGACCGTAACATCTACATCTTTACTAAGTAATCTTGTTACTAGAAAATTTAATGAGAAGTATTCTTCTTTAAGTGAGGACGACAGGTCCAAATTAAAAAAGTTATTATCTTTAGATAAAGATGAATTAGAAAAACAAGTAGTTGATTTAAAAGAGTCTACACTAGACAAATTAAAATCTCTAAAAGAAGATTCTTCTGACAACCAGATGAAAAACAAAATTCAAGAAGTATGTGAAAGTATATCCAATTCAGATATAAACGCATCCTCAATTCTCAAGATAGAGAATCTAAATAAATCTTTAATTAAATAACATTATGAATTTCTTAAAAAACATGTTAAGTAGTGGGAGTAAAATCTCTAGTAAAAGAACCGTAACTTTTATATGTCTTTTATTTATGTTGATTGGTTACACCGCAAATTTATTTTGGGACTTTACCGTAGACACTAAATTATTTGAATCTTTACAATGGATTGTAATGGCTGGACTTGGGTTTACAGCTGCTGAGAATTTTTCACCTCACGGTGAAGAGGTTTCAGAAGAAGTAGAAGAAGAAGCTCCATCTCACACTACAATAACTCACGAATACGACTATTCGGACGAAGAAATATAGAACATTAAACATTCTTTTTTGACTTACAAGTTATTATTTATTATATTTTGTATATGAAATTCGGAAAAAAAATAAAATTAGATATAGATAATCTCTATAAAACACAATACGGAACCGTAGATAATAAAAATTTTAAATCTACATACATTACACTATCTTGTTGGGCAGAACCACACGAAGATGAAGATAATTGGTTAAAGGTAATTAAGGACCTAAGACGTGAGGTTAGGTTAGAATTGTACCAACAAGTAGACAAGGGGATATTCAAAGACGAAAAATCCATAATAGACTTAGATATTAGGGCTAGTGGAATAAAAGTTAAAAAAAGAAGTTTCCTTAATTGTGAATTAACTTTATTTGTTAAACCCGGAATTAAATTTAAGTCAGAAAACTTGAAAACTTCAGTGGAGGGAATATTCAACGGACTCATAAAAAATGTTTTTAAACCGTATAAACACTTTAATTTCTACCCAACTAAATCATAACATAGAATTTATATAATCTATTAATATTTATAATAAAAGAATATTATGAAGTTATTGAAATCTGGGGAACTTGGTACGGGGATATTAGTAGAGTATGACGCTGGTCATATCTCCGCCAAAACCAACAAACACATCATTAAAGAAATCGCTAGTAAGAGTGAAGACAATATTATGATGTATGCTGTTTTACAAAAAGCAGGGGTAGAAAATAGAAATGGTAGAGTTTACCCTAGAGATATCCTACAGAGAGAAGTAGACAAATACCAAACACTAATAGGTCAAGGTAGAGCCTTATCCGAATTAAACCATCCAGAATCATCATTAGTAGACCTAGAAAGAAGTTCCCACCGAATAGTAGAAACTTTTTGGGAGGGTGATATACTAATGGGTAAATTGGAGATATTGACTTCTCCAGGATTTCACAGAACTGGCACAATTTCATGTGTTGGTGATATCGCAGCAAACTTATTAAGACACGGTGTAACTTTAGGAATTTCTTCTAGAGGTGTTGGGTCTATTAAACAAAAGGGTAATCAAAATATAGTACAGGAAGACTTTGAATTAATTTGTTTTGATTTAGTTTCGTCTCCATCTACTCCTGGTGCTTACCTATTTAATGATGTAAATGAAAGAGAGAACTACGAAGAATCTTTAGAGGAGGAGAAACAAAAAAATCTACCTAGCACAAGTGATTCTTTAGAGGGTTCACTAGATTTAATGAAAAAATTAAATAGCTACCTAAGTTAAACTATTGCTTTATAGTGGTTCCTACTAATATTACCTTAGCTTTTCTTTAGTTCCTGCATATTTATATACAAATAAACAATCTAAATTAATAATCAAAAAATGACTAAAAAATCTATTTTAGAAGAAGCTCTTCTTGAGGCGCAAGCCCTTGAGGACGCTGTTAAATCCAATGCAAAAGAAATACTTGCTTCAACTATGAAGGAAGAAATTGAAGAATTAGTAAAAGAATCCCTTTCGGAACAGGAAGAGATTGAAGATTACATAGAGGACTCAGAAGAAGAGGAATTGGACTTTGCTCCCGTTCCTGTAGACACAGAAGAAGACTTCGAAGACGAAGATGTAGACCAAGAACCTCTAGACTTACGCGGTGCGTCAGATGATGAAGTACTCAAAGTTTTTAAACTTATGGGTAGTGAAGATGGTATTATCGTTACTCAGGACGATGATGTTGTAGAAATCAAAGACGAAGAAACCGGAGCTGAGTATAAAGTCGAATTAGGTGAATCATTAGAAAACACACTATCTAATTCATTAAAAGAAACTGACGAAATGACAGAATATGATGAAGATATGGATGAAGATGACGACACTCTTTATGAAATTGAGTTAGGGGATGACGAGTTGGAGGAAGACCTAGATGAAACTTGGGGTGAAAACAAACACGAATACAAACGTAAGGATGTAGGTGGTGTGGAAAAGAAAGCCGGAGTTAAAGGAGGACACTACAAGACTTACGAAACTGACATGAAAGAAGATGAACAAGGCTATGACGATACGGAAGACGAAAGATTAGGTATGACTCGTGGTAAAGAATCTGGTAAAAAACAATCCTATAAAGGAAGAAGAGGTGACTCTTTAGGTAAATGGGGTTCAAGAGATTCTAAAAACGAAGTCGAAGCTAACGAAGCTTCTCGTACTTACGGTTTTGGTTCTAAAAGTGGTAGAGGTCACAGAAAAGGCTTTACCAACAATAGAAACCTAACTTTCAACGAAGGGACTAAACCAACGTCAAAACTAACTGAATCAAAAAAGAGGTACCAAAAACTTTTAAAACACGCAAAAACTCAAGATTCTTTAATCGAAAAGTTAATGAGTGAGAATAAAAGTGTGAAAGCGAAGTCAAAAGAATTTAAAAGTGCACTAAATGAATTTAGAACAAAAATTCAAGAAGTTGCAGTTTTCAATACAAACTTAGCTTATGCAACAAAACTTTTTACTGAACATACAACTTCAAAAGAAGAGAAAATCAACATTATGAGAAGATTTGACGATGTCGAAACTTTAAATGAAAGTAAAAACCTTTTTAAACAATTAAATTCAGAATTCACTAGAAAGACTAGGAGTATTACTGAATCTGTTAAAAAAAGAATAACTAAGGCACCATCGAAGGGTTCAACAAACCTTATTGAGAGTAAAGTGTATGAAAGCCCTCAAATAAGTCGAATCAAAGACATGATGCGTAAGATATAACAATTAAATAAACTCAAATAAAAAAATATTAAAAATGGGAGCATTATTAGAATCAGGTATGGTAGGAAACATAGGGTTAAAACACCTTAAAGTTATCCGTGAAGATACCATCACAAAGTGGGATAAACTTGGATTTCTTGGAGGTCTGAAAGGACATGGGAGAGAAAACATCGCTCAGTTATATGAAAACCAAGCTACACACTTAATAAACGAGGCAACGTCCTCAAATTCTTCAGGTTCATTCGAAACTGTGGTTTTTCCAATCATTAGAAGAGTATTCTCTAAGTTATTGGCAAACGATATCGTTTCTGTACAAGCTATGAATTTACCAATCGGTAAGTTATTTTACTTTGTACCTAAAATTTCAAATAGAGTAAGTAACACGCCTATTACAGGTATGGAAGGCCATTCCAACCCAGTTGGAGGTGGTTTTACAAACGCTACTACTACTTACAACAACATTAACCTTTACGACCAATTTTATGAAGATAGAGAAGGTGGTGGTTTATGGGACGCGTCTAAAGGTGCATATTCTGCATTAACTTTAGCAATGCATCCAGTATACTGGTCAGGTGGAGCTTTAGTTAAAGCTGGTTCACTTGCAACTAGTACACTTACAGGAGCTACATTATGTACTGGTACTCAAACGGGTGTTAGAAGTGCATTATTTGCTTTAGAAGGTTTCCAAAATGCTGGAGCTGGTCAATTATTAGGACCAAACGGTAATGAAATGGATACTGAAGAATTCCTTTCTTCTTTATACATTACACAATCGGGTATGGGTAATATTATGTGTTGTGGGGACTCAGGAACAACTGTAGTAGCTTCAACAACTACACATATTCCATTTAGACTTGTAACTCAAAAGTACGGTAAAGGTATTGTTGATTACGGTACAACTTCTACTAGTCACTGGCCAGGAGGAGATTACTTTAACATTTGTGACCAAGAAAACAAAATGTACATCGAACTTGATTTATCATGTCCAGCATGTATATCTTGTACTTCTGTTGATGGTTATACAGGGTCTAGAATCACAGTTGCTGATTTAGCAGCAGGTGCATTCAACGCTACTTATAGAATCTATAAAGACCTTGAATTCGAATCAGAATTAGGTGAAGTTTCTTTTGATTTAGACTCTGTTACTGTTTCTGTAACTGAAAGAAAATTAAGAGCTACTTGGTCTCCAGAACTTGCACAAGACGTTTCTGCATTCCATAACATTGATGCTGAAGCTGAATTAACAGCTTTATTATCTGAAGAAATTGCTGCTGAGATTGATAGAGAAATCTTGAAAGACTTAAGAGCTGCAGCTTCTTGGACATTAAGATGGGATTACAACGGTTGGAAAAGATTCACAGCTGGTCAAGCTCCATATACTCAAAAAGATTGGAACCAAACATTAATCACTGCGATTAACCAAATTTCAGCTCAAATCCACAAATCTACATTAAGAGGTGGGGCTAACTGGATTGTTTGTTCTTCTGAAATTTCTGCAATTTTTGACGACTTGGAATACTTCCACGTATCAAACGCTTCTCCAGACCAAGACCAATATAACATGGGTATTGAGAAAGTAGGT